TGACATTTGAGCAAACAAATATAGACGCTAACAAGTATCAGCTTTTAGAAACTAGAAGATTTCAGATTGAAGAAGTAGCGAGAGCTTTTAAAGTTCCTTTATCTTTGATTGGACATTTAGAAAAAGCTGCAAACTATTCAAGTATAGAAGCTTTGTCTATTGACTTTGTAAGATTTACATTGATGCCTTATATGGTAATGATAGAGCAAGAGCTTAATAGAAAGTTATTTAGAGAAAAGGAGTTCGGTATATTTACAATAAAGATAGATGCTAAAGGATTGTTAAGAGGTGATAGTTCTAGTAGGGCGCAATATTATAGAGAAATGACTTCAATAGGAGCTTTATCTATCAATGAAGTTAGAAGAATGGAGGACTTAAATAGAGTAGGACCTGAAGGCGACCAGTTGTTTATGCCGTTAAATTTTGCGCCTATTGGCGACATAGAAGAAGAAGATAATGCCGATACCGACTAAACAAACAAACGAAACAAACGAGGAATTCATAGAGAGATGTATGTCTGATGAATTTATGAAAGAGTATGATGACAACTCTCAAAGACTCGCTGTCTGTTATGCTCAGTTGGAAGATGATGAGGAAAGACAAACAGACTTCCCAAATAAAGGGGATGATAAAAAAATTAGTTTAAGAAATAGTGATGAGCCTCAGTTTGACTATGACTTTGCTAAAACTATAAAAGAACAAACTCCAGAAATATGGAAGGCTGGAGGTAATATAAGAGGGAATGAGGCTTTTATGTTATGGGGTAGAGCAAGAGATGGACAAGATACAGAAGCCATTAGAGAATGGATAAAAGAGAGAGAAGCTTGGATAAAAAGACATTTTGAAGATGGTAAACAATTCAAAGGAGATACTGAGCCTAATTTATCAAATGTTGGTGGAGTTGTTGCTCAGATTAAATGGGGAACTATTGGAA